GTATCGTTCGTACGATGCACAACTCAAGGTGTTTCTTGAGCGCTATACAAAAGAGCCGAACGGCAATAGCACACGCACATTTGAAGGCGTGAAGTGGTACAAGAAGTCTGAAAAACTTGCCAGCCTCGCGGCCCCAGGTACATCCCAGCACAATAGCGGTTTGGCTGTTGACGTTCATACGGCAAGTGGTGAGCGCCTCAAGTGGATGATTGCAAACTGTCGCAAGTTTGGCTGGAGTTGGGAAGTGGTGCCAGAAGAGCCATGGCATATTCGTTATACCAAAGGCGATGATGTTCCAGAAGCCGTAAAGGCATGGATGGACGCAAATCCTGCCGAAGTGTGCAAGCCAGGTGAAGTTGCAGCACCAGCAGCAGAACCTGCTGCAGCCCCTCGCCCCATCACAACACCAGCCGTTGCTCCGCAGAGCGGTGGAGAGGCTGTCAAGAGGGGAAAAGCAAACGCGGCGTCAAATCCGATTTTGCAGGTCGGCTCAAGCGGCGCCGCAGTAAGAACTCTTCAGCAACTCCTGAACAAAGCAGGAGTGAAGTGCGCAACAGACGGCGACTTCGGTCCAAAGACTGAACAGGCCGTGAAGGAGTTCCAGAAGAAAGTTGGTCTGGAAGAAACGGGCATTGTCAATCACAAGACTTGGGCGAAAGTAAATCCGTAGAGAATACTTCATCTATACATATAAACCTGTGAGACTTTACCCGTTCACGAAAGTGAATAACTAGCAGAACAAAGGAGTCATAACAATGGCTGCATCCACATCAACAATTTCATTTGACGTTCATGACTGCAAGGTCTACCCCGTCACAGCAGATGCCACTGGTGGCATCACTTACGGCGCAGCCGTCGACGTTCCTGGTATCCAGGAAGTCTCGGTTGAGCCAAACTTCATCTCGGTTGAGTTGAAGGGTGACGGAAAGGTTCTTGCCAAGAAGGGTAAGGTCGACCGTCTCAACTTCTCCGCAACATACAGCGAATTGAGCCTCGATGTTCTCGCAACCATCTTCGGTGGTTCGACAACGACATCGGGCAGCGGTTCGGCTGAAGCAGCGGCTTACGAGTTCGATGGCGACACCCTTCCGTACTTCAAGATTGAAGTCTTGGTCAACGACCTTGAGTCCGACCTTGCAGAAATGGTCTTCACGCTGAACAAGTGCCAGATTACTGGTGGCACGATTATGTCCGGCTCGACAGACAACTTCTCGACACCGTCGTTCGACGCCGAAGCAATCCTCCCGATTGCAACAGGTATCGGCTTCGGAACAGTCACGCTCCGCGAGGCTGCATCGGGTCTTTCCGCTTAATAACTGAATAGTTCTGCTGGCGTTCACGCCAGTCTTGGGGATTTGTGTGGCCCCAAGACTGGCGTTTGCGCGTTTATGACTATGTATGTATGCTGTGTGCATGGACTATACACCGCTAGTACTCAAGAACAAAGGCGTCCCTTGCCTTTTTGTAAAAACAACAAAAACCGGACCTTCCGAAGAAGATTGGGGTCGCCTGACGACAGAAGAAGGTGAGCCAATCACCGAAACGATTCACGTCAGATTCACAAACAATTCAATTTCTGACATTGAAGAATTTTTCGGCAATCTTGAAAAATGGCAAGAAACACTTGAGCAAAAGCCATACACAACACTCAGGCAGACACTTGCATTCGTTCTGAAGCGCTCAATTTACGATGTTGGCGAAGCAATGCTTGATGGAGAAATTGTCGGCTACTCAAACGTGATTGGAACGGCGTGGTCAATTGCCAATGGCGTGGACCCTATCGTGGCGAGTCGAATGCTCACTCAGACAATCGCACTCGCCGAAGAAAACAAAAAGCGTCTGGCAGAAAGTCTGGCCCAAGCACTACCGGATTTGCAGACTGGAAACAGTGGCTCGGACTCTGGGCCCAAACGGGCCAGCCGCTCGAAGAATTCTGGGAACTAAGTCCGGCCCAGTTGGGCGTAGTTTTTGAAGCGCGTGGCTGGATGAAGCAGCGAGCAGGACAAGAACAACTTATGTCCTTTGCTGCTCAGATGGGGCTAAAGATAGAAAAGTAAGGCTTTTCGCAAATTTGACATTTCCACAGCCTGTGCGAAAATATTTATATGGCCGCGGCAGGAACTGGTGGGGTAAGCCCACTTAACGTACAGGTGCGCATCACCACCACTGGTGTAAATGCTGCTGCGCGCGGAATGAGCGCCGTCACGCGCGCTGGCGGCTCAATGAGCAAGTCGCTTGCTGCCAGTTCAATATCCACCAGAACTCTTGGCGATGCAATGCGAATGACAGCGACCCTGATGAAGTACACGGTTGTTGGTGCATTTATGAATGCCGGCAAACAGGCAATTCAAATGCAGAGACAGTTTGAGTTGGCATTTTCCCGCATTAGGGGCTTGGTCGTCGTTGGTGGTGACAGCATTGACACGATGCGAGAAAAGGTTCTTTCTCTTGCCGGAGAAACAACCAGAGCACCATTGGAACTCGCTGACGCTCTTTACTACATCACTTCTGCCGGTATTAAAGAGGCAAGCACTGCGCTTGAAGTACTTGAGGCTTCAGCAAAGGCGGCCGCTGCTGGTCTGGGAACAACTAACACTGTTGCCGACGCCGTCACTTCTACATTGAATGCATACGGACAAGAAAATTACTCAGCGGCAAAAGCCACTGACATTCTTGTTGCAACTGTACGTGAAGGTAAGGCGGAAGCAGATACGTTTGCTCCGGCACTCGGTAAGGTTTTGCCAGTTGCCGCGGCATACGGCGCATCATTTGAAGACGTATCTGCTGCAATCGCCGCTCTTTCGCGAGGTGGTTTGTCCGCTGGAACTGCTGCTATTTATGTTCGTCAAACATTGTCTCAGTTGCTAAAGCCATCAAAGCAAGCGCAAGAAGTTCTTGCTGGTGTTGGAACTAACGCAGACGAAATTCGCAAGAATATCCAAGAAAAAGGTTTATTTCCGGCCCTGATTGAATTGCGAGACCAACTTGGCGGCATTGAAAACGCTGCGGACTTTACAAAAGTATTCGGAAACGTACGAGCCCTTACGGCAGTGCTTTCTTTGGTTGGTCCTGCCGCAGAAGAAAATGCACAAATCTTCGAGCGCATGCAATCTGCCACTGGAGACTTGGATTATGCATTTTCTGCTTACGCGAATACAACAGATGCGCAATTTAATAAGGCGATGGCGGAACAACAGACAATGTTAATTAAACTTGGCGAAGGCTTAAAGCCAGTCATAACATCGTTGTTAAAACTTGGAACCGCGATAACCAAAACTTTTGGCGCATTTTTGGGAACTGGATTTGGTAGGGGATTTGCTCGTGTTGCCGCTGGTGCGGTAATCGCTGTTGCTGCACTTGCAACAGTTATGAAAACAATGTCGGCACTCATTCGCTTGGGCTCAAACTTAAATATTACATTGTTCGGAACTCAATTTAGATACAACGCAACAACTGGCGCGATTACAAAATACACAACAGCAACAATGACTGCTAGTACGGCTACAGGAACAGTAACAAAGTCAATCGGTGCATGGACTGCGGCAAACGGATTTTTGGCAGGCTCAATCAGAATGGTTGCCCTCTCCATGAATTTCTTGACTAAATCAATGGCTTATATCATCCCAGTTCTAACAATTGGCTTGTTGTTGTTTGAGGGTTTCAAGTTTATTGCTGGAATGTTCAATAGTGGTAAGGAAGGCGCTGACTCTCTTGCGGGAAGTGTTGGAAAACTAAACACGTTGCTAGACGAAGCCGTTAAATACGGAAGGTCAAATCTTGTATTTGACGTAACAATTAATACGGATAACGCCGATGCAATGGCGGCTGTTAAGCGAATGAGGGAAGAAATTGAAGAACAGTCGCCAGACCTCATTCCTGATTTTAAGAGCATGGTCACAAAGCAGGGCGCACAAGCAGGAGCGCTATATATCCAGTCAATGCTTGATACCGCATTTGCCGGAAATACAAAAGAATTTAAAGACACTTTTGTTGCCCTGATGCTTTCGGTGCGACCAGATGTTGCAAAAGCCTTTAGAGAACTTGGCGCAAGTGTTGACTACAACGAAGCATTTGGTGACCCACTTACCAATGCGGAGACATTTCAGGCTCTTGCATCTGCTGTGGCAAGTGGGGCAGATGTAATTTCCAGCGAATCAATTAAGGCTGGCGATGGACTCGAAACATTTATTAAAAAAGTTACCGACACAGAAATGGAAGAACATGCGTACCGAAGCAAAGAAGCGCTTGGTGCGTACGGTCAAGCATTTACTGACACAATTCAAAATACTGGACAACTCAACCCGCTTGTTGCAAATATTAGAAAGTGGCAAGCATATTTTGAATCTGCTGGAACATCCTCAAATACTCAAGCAGAAGTTATTTCTCAAATCGTTGGTCCAGCACTTAAGGGTCTGACTGGAGATTTTGAACTTGTTGGCGAATCGGCCGGAAACTTTAGGGATGTTTTTCTAAAGACTGCAAATGAAACTGCTGCCATTAAGTTTATTGAAAATACATTTGGTGTTGAGGGACAGCGCGCACTTGAAATATTAGAGGTTCTTCGAGACCGAATGAGGGCTATCCCATCTGGCGCAAAAGGTGCTGCCGCATCGGCAAAAGTTTTAGTTGATGCCCTTGGGGAAATGAGCGTTAAATCAGAGGAGGTTGTGCGCAGCGTTTACAGCCTTGATACTGCGGTAACTGCTCTTGGCGACCGTTTCTCTGAAGGCTTGCATCCTGAAATACAGGGTCTGGTTGATGATTTTGATGCAGCGCAAGCAGCACTTAAGAATTTCCAACGAGGCCAAGAAGCCCTTATGGGTGTCACGAGAGGAATGACAGAAGCACAAATTGACTTCCGTGATTCTATGCGTAACTTCAGGGAGGATGCATCGAAAGCCGGTGGCGACCTGTTCTCCGGAAGTGTTAACGCCGACAAGGCCCAAGAAGGCCTTCTTGATGCAATGGACAGTGTTCTTGAGGTCGTAAATCAATTTGCACTTGCTGGAGACGAGGCTGGAGCAACACGTGCGCTAGGCGAAGGAATTGCTCGAATCGTTGGGGACGGAATGGCAGCCGGATTGAGCGAAGTGGACATTACTAAGTTCTTGGAAATGCATCAATTTGGTACGAGCAGTGATGGAATCATGCCGGACATAATTAAAACTCTTTTTGGCGCAAAAGATGCACAAGGCAAGGAAATGCAACAAGTCGGCAATGACCTCATGGCTGGATTTGCCATGGGTATTGAAAATGGTCGACCATATGTTTCGCAAGCGATTGACGCTGTTGGCGATGATGTAATTGCTCGTCTGAAGCGCCGCCTCGGCATCAAGAGCCCGTCAACGGTAATGGCAAAAGAAGTTGGTACACCGTCCGCAGAAGGTGTCGCTGTTGGATTCCAGGCAGAAATGGCTGGTCGTTCTGGTCGTGTAATTGAGAAGTCAATGCAAAATGCCATTATGAACGCATACAAGAAGGGTGGCTATAGGGGTGCTGGCGCTTTCTTCAAAAAGTTCCTTGAGCAAAAAGACAATGTCGAAACACCCGCCACAGATTACGTAAAAGCAGTAATGGGTCGAATGAAGGACATTATTGGCTCACTTTCTGGTTATATCAAGTCGCAGTTAAACTTCCGCAAGGCTCAAGCCGACTTGGCAAAACTCATCAACATGCAGCGAGCGCTTGATGACCGCAGAAAACGAGCCGCTCGTGAACAGCAGTATGCGGAAACGCGCTTTGGCGTTGGTGGAGGCGCACAAGTAACAGGGTACGAACAAGCACAACTTGATGAATTGCAATTGGAATTTGAACGTGTCTCACGCGACTATGCAATGGGGCGCGCATCATATGTCCAACTTGTAGATGCAGAAATCGCCCTATTTGAAGCGCGTGCAGCAGCATCCGAGGTAAACGACACAGTTATTGATTCGCAAAACAAGTTCATCGATGCATCTGTTGATGTTGAAAACAAACAACTTAATCTTGCTGATGCAACGGTAAACGTCCTTTCCGCTTACCAAGGAGTACAAGAAGCAGCAGCAGAACTTTACGCAAATCATAAAGAACTTGAGACTGTTTATAACAATTTGGCAACAGCGACTGGAATTGCTAGTGGCAAGTTGCAAGTTGGCACAACCAACCTAACCACCCTTGGAACCCAAGTTGGCACATACGGTGGCTATGTGTCAACTGTTGGCGGTTATGTTTCTACTCTTGGTAACAATATTGAAGTAACTGGTCAAGCATTCAACACAACTCTTGACGGTCCAGACGGAGTATTTGCAAAGATTGTAAAGGCTGGTGGAAATCTCAATACACTGACCGCCGGCATTGGGGCTGAATTTAAAAATCTTGCTGCCGGGCTCCTCAATAAAGACAGTCAAATGTGGAAGGACCTTAACTCATTGGGTCCAGCAATTTTTAAGGCAATCCAGTTTTCGGCGAACGAATCATTTGCCAAGTCGCCACTTGTTTTGCGAATTCCAGTTACTGCAATCGTTGATGGCGGCGGCGGTGGCGGGATAAACCCAGACTCATCACAAAGCGGACTTGGCACAAAGCCGATGACATATTCGCAATGGCTGAGTGCAAATAAGAAGTCGGTCGAGAACGCCACATTGGCAAGTTTTGGCGGCCAGTATGCAGGAGGCGGCCAAGAGTTCCGGAACCAGTTGGTTGCCTCTGGGGCGTTCGATACTCGATACAAGAGCATTTTGAATAGTGAATGGAATAAGTATCTTGCGGGCTTTAGGGCTGTTGGTGGGCCTGTTTCCGGTGAAATGCCATATGTTGTTGGGGAGCGTGGCCCGGAAATGTTTATTCCAAAGGTTTCCGGAACAATCGTCACGAATTCCGCTCTTGAGCGATACACCAGAAACACACAACGTCAAACAGCGACACCACAGACGTCGTCTGGCCAGCCTATTATTGTCACGGTCAATAACCCAGTACCTGCAGCAGCGGAAGATTCAATCACCCGCCGCATGAAGGTTCTGGCAAACAGTGGATTGTTCGGGTGATATAGGTGTCTACAGCGCTTCCAAATGTTCTTGAGTGGTACGACGTCAATGGGGTAGAACTTGCCACTCACGGCTACATGCTTTCAAGTGTTGAGCGCGGCATTCCCGCTAAAAAGGGAGAAAATGTTGGCTCGGCCATTATTCACGGAACACAATGGCGTGAAAAACGGCTTGACACACGTACAGAAACATGGACCATTTGGGTTAGTGACAATGACCCAGTAAGCGGCTCGGTCGCAGCGACTGAGGCTGGACGACGCTCACAGTTCAACGAAAACTACGACACGGTTTTTAATCTGCTTAACGAAATGCCTGAACTTCTTACGGTCACCCATGTTCGCATCAATCCAGACAACCCTTTGAATTATTCTTCGCGAGTTGCTTACGGTGAAGTTGTTGGCGCAGTAACTGTTTCGGACCATCGTGACTTGAACGTAACTGAATTTACAGTTGATGTTCAGTTTCCTGACCCAAGATGGTTTGCCCTTACAAGCACTTCAGCATCTGCAAACTTCTCCACCACTCCGGTTGCGGTTCCGATGTCCGCGAGCGCAGTAGGCACTGCGCCGATTACCTATATGACAATTACTTTTACTTCCACTAACAATCTGACCAATCCTCGCCTTGTTAACGAAACCTACGCTTCGAGTCAAACAGCAATTGGTTACAACGGCACAATACCAACTGGACAATCTGTTGTTATTGATACTGACGCTTTGACGCTAAAGAAAAATAACGTTAATGATATTGCCAATTTGTATCGTGCTGGCGCTCGTCAATCATGGTTTGAGATATTCCCATTAAGCAACACGATTTCATGTAGCCGCACATCCGGGTCCGGAACAGTGACAATTTCCTATCGGAAGGCCTATTACTAATGGCTAAAACAACCTGGGATGTTTGGGTTGTTCTAGCAAACGACCCAAACCAAACAATTGCGTATTTGCCGCGCTGGAAGTCAATTCAGTTATCCGACCAATTAAACGACGTTGGCTCAGCAACTTTGGAGCACGATTTTTCAGACCCATTCTTTGATGCTTTTCAAGCAGAGCGTGGAGATTCTTTGCTTGACGGTCCAT